CAGCAGTTCCTAAGATAGCCATATCTGCTACAGCGTCTGATGTACCTAGTCTACCTATCTCTGTGGCTTTACCAGCTACAGTACCTATATCCGTTGCATCAGCAGCAACAGCATTGATATTAGTTGCATTACCAGCAACAGCTGTAACATTAGATGCAATACCACTTACTGTAGTAACATCACTAGCAATACCAGCAACAGTTGCTACATCTGTAATTGATTGACTAAACTCTAAAGCATTACCAGCACTATTAACTGTAAGTATTTTATTAGCTACTAACTCAGGGAATGTCAGGTTAAATGCAGTTGATGTAGATATCTTAGCTTTTGGAGAAAATAATATATCTCTTTCATTTTGCTGAATCATAGCAATAATTTTGTCTAGTTCAGTATTAAGTGTTTCTATAGGAAATGTACCAGATACAGGGAAATCAGAAGTTCTAGATACAGCTAAGTTTCTAGATATAGTATATTTATCATTAACAGTAGCACCACCACCTAATGTAATAGATCCACCACCTGATACACCAGCACCAGTAACAGAATATTGTGCAGCACTAGAAGGACTAGATGCAAGTGTTAATGTAGTATCTGCACCATCAGATACAGCTGTTTTAATAACTGTAAGATCACCATCAGCAAAAAACTCAAATGGTACAGTAAATGCAGTCTGTCCAGCAGTAGCTGTATACTGTATTCTAGGTGATGTGTCTGATATAGCTAATGCCATTGTTTACTAATATAGTCCTTTCTCTAGTTTATCAAATAAAAAATCTGCGTACCATACATTGTTATAAGGTATTGCTCTTCTAATTCTTCTAGCAGTATGATGAGTATGTCTGCCTCTACCCCAGTCATATATAATTTCCATTATATTTCCAACACTAGATCCTGTAGGTGTAATAGAACCCATCTTCCTTTTCAATGATGTACCATAAGGTTTTTGTACACCTAATAATGTAGGTCTTATACCTACTTTGTTATCAGTTAATGACATCATAATTCTATCAATATCTGTAAATATACCACCGATACCACCTCTTTCTGCACCATCTAGTACTTTTTCTGCAAGTGTTTTATTATCATAAGGTGCACCAGTTTGTTTAGATCTTACTGAATCTATCATCATTCCTAGTAAAGTTAATGCAGCTAAAGATTGTATAAATCTACCATCTTGTGCTTGTAGTCCTCTTAATAAAACTCTTCTTGTATAAGACATACCAAATTTTTTATATTGAAATATTAATGATCCACCTAAGGTATTGGCTATAAGTGGAGCATCTGCAAGTGAAGGAGTAACTATAATATTATCTACTTCTTGATATAAAGCTGCTCTAAATTTCATAGCAGCATCTAAATCATCAACACTATTAATCCATAAGTCAGTATTAGGAAACTTTAATAAATCGTGATCTTTTGTTAATGGTCCATTACTTGTGCCTTTACCATTACCATATTTTTGATATAACTCATTTACTTTAATTATTGATGCCATTTCTTTTTTTGTTGCACTACCAAAATCTAATGAAGCTACATATTGTCTTTCCCAATCTAAAACTTTTTTTCCTGTAGCAAGTCTTTCAATAATGTCTAGTAGTTTAGTTTGTGCCATAATTGTTGATGCAGTTTTAACAACAACATTCCAAGGGTTTTGCATATTTCCATATTGAAACATAACTTGATTTGCTTCTTGAAATAATTTTTCAGCACCAGTAAAACTAGAATGTAAAAAATCATTACCTGATATAATGTTAGCTCTAGACCAAGCAATAGTTGTATCCCACATTTGACCAGCTAATCTTCCTTCTTTTAATCCAGCTTTAAATATAGCCTTTCCATTACCATTACTAAATGCTTGTATTAATTTTCTACTTGTATTTAACAAACCATCTACAGTTAATATTCTACCTATATCTGCTACTTGTGAAAATCCTGTAAGCATTGTTAAATTATTAAATACTTTCATCATAGTTACACCTTTAAAAAAATAACTGTTAGGGTTATCAGGTATACCATATTTATTTTTTACTAATTCTCTAAGATGTTCAGCTTTAATAATTTCATCATTAAATTTATTTAATTGTGTTTTATTTGGGTTAGGTGTTTTAGTAAAAAATTCATCATACATTTGTTGTAATCCAGGTGCATATCCTGTTTTACCATCTTCATAAAACCAACCAAAAGCATATGGATCTCCATACTTTTTTGCTACAGCTATGTCTGGACCTACAGATCTAAAATATAAAGACATATTCATTTCCATGTTATCTTCTATAAAACCAGCTTTAGCTAATGCTTTATAATCAATACCCTTTAAATATCTTTGTTTTAAATGTTTGGAATGATAAGAGTTTTTAAGTTTATATACATTCCCAGGTGATACATTTTTTGGAACTTTAGGAAAACTATTAGGTGCATAGTTTTTAAATCCATTTATTATATCATCTATATCTTCTGGATTAAATTTAGGTTTACCTTTTACTTTTATATCAGCAAGTAATCTTCTCATTAATGGATCAAATTCATTAAACCTAATTGCTATTTGATCGTGTTTATAATTAATATTTACATAATTTTGTATTTTAGAAAAGTTTGCTAGTTCTACATCTAAATTAGCATTTTTTAAAAACTTTTGTGCTTCTGCTAGTGTCCATGTTTCTCCTGTTTCTCTAATAGTCTTACTTTTAACTTTAGAATTTCTCATACTATCTACTAACCCTTGTGCAAAATCTTGTCTTTTAATTGGTTCTAACATATACAAAGCTAAATTGTTTATTTCTCTAGAAAAAACATCATAAAAATTAGAACTAATATATTCTGCATATGCAGCTATTTCAGGAACTTCATGTTTCTTGCCATTTAACATGGCATAAAATGTTTCTTTAAATACTTCTTCTGGTGTCATGTATTTACTATAACTCATTCCTACTTTTGTTTTAGGTTGCACTTTATCTTTAGATATTCTTTGTATTATTTTTGCTGTTGTTCTATAACCTTCTTCTATAGCATCTGCTAATTTTGGAAGGTGTTCCATATTTCTAATTGTTTCTGCTGATAGTGGTGTACCATAATGTTTTTTAGTAAACTCAAAATATAACGGACTAGTTACCATATTTATTGCATATTCCTTACTAGACTTACTTCCTGTATTTACAAAGTAATCTAATGGAGATAAAAAAGATAATTTTTCTATACCCAATCCAGTTTTTTTATATTTAAAATCATCCCAATTTAATTGTTTAGTTAACTCATTATTATAGTTTGCGTAGTTTCTACCTTCTCTTTCTATAATTCTATAATCATCTAACATAGTAGAACCTTTATGAACTATACCTTTTCTATTATCTAATATCTGATCATATGCTATTTTGTTAATTCTATTTTCATATGCAGCTTTAGTTTCTTTAGGATATTGTTTAAATACTTTATGAGCAAACTCATGCCTCATAACAAAACTAACAAACTCATCTGTATTTTTAAAATCTGATTTTTTAAAACCTTGTACTATTCCATCATTCATTTTAACATTTTTAAAAGGTCTGCCTTGTTTGTACATATCTTTTATTCCGTCTATATCTAAAATAATAGTATCTGTTTGTTTGTTATAAAATGCTGGTACATACTTTCCATCTGGTCTTGTTTTACCAACTCCTTTACCAAGAACTATATTAAGATTAGGGTATTCATTTTTCATAATTTTTACATAATCAGTTACATTTTTAGTTACTCCTGGCTTAACTGGTTTTGGTTTTGGTCCAGTTAATAAACCAGATATACCTACTTCTGTTTTTGTAGCATCAGCTAGATCGTCTAAGTCTATTGTTGTTCCTTTAAAATCAGGATCATTTCTATACACATTACTTCTTTTGTCATATTTAGATAAAACAGGACTTAGTTTATGTAATATACCAGCAATAGAGGCACTTACTATTGCATCTGCTGTAGTTCTATCTCTATCAGTAAATTGTTTTAATGTTTCTTCAGCTGCTAGTAGACCACCAATTTTAGAATATCTATTAGATTTTTCTCCCATCATAGCTAATCTTAATGGTTTACTTAATATTAATAATGATGAAGGATCTAAAAATATCTCACTTACTAAACTAACAGAATTAAAATATGGATTTTTTTGGTCTTGTATTTTTTGTTTAAGATTATTAATTCTAGCTATAGATTCTGCTTGACTCCTAGAATCAAAAAAGTGTGTAGGTATTAATTCAAAATAATCTGATAACAAAGGATCTGTATAAGGATTGTAATCTTTATCTGTTTGATCATCAAAGTCTTTATACTTTGCTATATTTTCTGGTATACCTAAAACAGTTCTGTTAGATAAAGATCTCCATACCTTGTCAGGATTACCAAAGTAATCAAAAAATTCATTCTTACTTTCTTTCCATTCTTCTAAAGGACCTTTATTATTAGCAATAAAAGGTTTACTTTTTTTATTAGGATCTCCGTCTTTAATAAATGGTCTGCCCATTATTTACCTATATCTCTAAAATCTACTTCTTGTCCTGTATAAAGTAAAAATAATAATTCAGAGTATAGTCTGTCCATATTTTCTTTACCTTTAAATTTTCTTAGTAATGGACCTAAATATTTTTGCTGTATCATATCTTGCATATTTTTATCAAGAACTTGATTACCATCTACTAAATCTTGGAAATATTCTTTAGTTATAACGCCAGGTCTAAACTCACCATTTTGATCTTTAAATCCTGTATAAATACTTGGATTAAAATAACTACCATCAAATGTTAAATGATTTAACATATCGTATCCATATGGCTCATCAAATTGTGTACCAGAATTTGCTATATGTACTTCGTACATTGTAGACATACCAGTAAATCCATTATCTACAGCTGTAACATATATATTACCTTGATCTATTAATTCTTTTATTTCTGCATGTGTAGGTATTTCTATTGAACCACCTACAGAAAACTGACTTGCTACATCTTCATATAGTTGATTATTATTATCTTCTAATATTGCATTAATATTATTATATACATATGAAGTTAAAGCATCACCTATTTGATTTTGTTTTAAATTTTTGTGCATTTGTGTAATTGGTAAATACACATATGCTGTTCCAGGATTATCATCCATAAAAGAACTAGTACCAAAATTCTCTTTATGTCTATTTTGTAAAGCATTTCTTATAGCTTTATTTAAGTTTCTTTGTATATCATTATTATCATCATCAACATTTGATATAAGGTTCATATAATCTAATGTATTGCTTTGTATAATTTCATCTATTAACCTTGATGATTTTTTATAAATAGCCATAGCTTCAGCTTCTAATTCAGAAACTAAACTTGTTTCATCTAGACCTTGACCTTTATAAGTAGTTATACCATCTTCACCAAACTGTATGGTCATCATATCTTTTCTTCTTACTTTTTGAGATTGTACATAGTAGTCAATCCAATATTGTGAATAACTACCAATATTTTCATCAAGAAAACTTTTATTAACATTATTCATATTTGAAATTTCTGATTCAGTATATTTAGATTTTCTTTTAAAATGTTGTGCTATTTCTTGAAAATCAAAACCATTTGTTTGTAAATTGACCATTTCATCATACATAGCAGATACATTTTTATTAATATTATTTGCAATACTACCACTACTTGTTATGTCTTTATATGTGCCTAATCTATTCTCTAATAAACTAGGTAATTCTTCTAATGGAGTATCTTCCATTTTAGCTGGATTAACTGCATTTAACCATGCAATCATACCATTAGGTACATATTGTTCTTTTCTAAATAAAGTATTTAGTTGTGTTCTTGTTCCTTCATCTGCATTATCATAGTAACTAGGTGAATCTACATAATCATTACCTAAAGCATATTGTAAATATCCTTGCATTAATTCATCTTCAGTAGCACCAACATTCATTTGATTAAAATTATTACTTTGTATTAAATCTTTAAAACTTACTTCAGGATTACCTATATTTGCTATTGCTTCATCCATATATCTTTTTACAAAGTTCTTTTTTGTATTAGCATCATAAAGATTGTAAATTTCTGATTCAGAAAATTTGTCTTTATAAGTTTCGTAAAATTCATTAAATGTCCATTCTCTATATGTATTAGGTGAGCCTGGTGCAGCATTATCTTCTCTAATAACAAACAAACTATTTGGACCCCAATAAGATAAATTATTAAAATTATCATCAAGATCTTTATATTCTTTATAATTATTAGCACTAATTATTCCACTTGCTTTAACTGCTTTAGTAGTATTAACAGATCTTAGTTGCCCTAAGTATTGTTCACTTTTATTTATAACTTCTTGTACTAAACCCTCTCCAGTCTTTATTCCTGTTTCGTCAGTAAACACATCATAATTAATTCCTCTAGCATTATTTTTATTCTTGACATAATTATCTATATATTCATTAGCTAATCCATCAGCTATGGCTACTTCAGTTGGGTTTGTAATATCTATATTTTGGTAAAAAGATCTAAGTATTGCATTGTTTCTTGCTACTTCAATATTTGATAATAATTCTAATTCACTTCCTTTTAGTGTTGATTCATTATATGTACCATTACTAAATGGAAATAAAGATCTATACTTCTCTGAATGACTAGCAAGAGCTGAAGTTAAAACTGTTGCAGAATATTCATGTATTCCAGCTAAAGCATCTTCTGGATTTGCAGCTGTTCT